ATGTTACTTAAAACTGAGTTTTTTACTCATCAATACCTGTGATAGGCGTTAATTGAGCCATTGCGGCATCATCATCTGCTGTACGCTCAGAAACCCGAATAACTTTATGCTCCGGGTCTTCGTCCCGAGGATACGGGTCATCATACTCTCCGTCTGGGTCAGTCGGCCATCTAATAAGATGGTTTGGTACTGCGGCCCAGTCTTGTGGAATATCTCGCAATTTCTGGCGATATGCTTCCCATTTTGCTTTAACTTCTTCAGGCATATCTTCAGCGATACGTCCATCAGACTGCTTCAATTTAGCATCTCTGTCTGAACGAACTTCGACATCAGAACGTCTGCGAAAATCATTGGTTGTATTTGTGTTATCCAGATTAATGCCTTGCTTAAATGCTAAAGGTTTAGTATAGTCTTTAAGGACAGAATCTTCAGAGAAAATCATTCGAGGGTCAACTGGGTCTACTATGACAACATTGTCATCTTCAGCAGGACCAACTCTAACTTCATATAGTTTTCTTTCTTCAAATCCACCAAAAATCATACCAATTTTGATTGTATTCTCATCTGTGTCTGCATCAAGTTCTTTGACTTCAAGATTCAAAGGAACAGGACGGTCTGTATAGTCGTCTTTGTCCCAAGTCTCTTCGATGCGTTGCGACTCCTTGTCAATCCATAGCATAAGAGTAGACGGCCCATCATAACTCTGCGTAGACGTTTTACCTAACGCTTTTGTTGGGACAGCCTGTTCAAACTCGTCTGGTATGTCATAAGTTACGACTTTTTGTACGTGTGCCATTTTATTCTATCTCCTAAAATTATTTATTGATAAGTCACTTTGACTAATCCACCTGCACCCCAACCACCTGTACAAGGGGTTGTAGAAGCGTTACCAGCACCTACACCGCCACCGCCAGGAAATGCTGAGTGACCTGAACAACAAGCCATATCGCCTGCACAATAGTGGTCTGCGGAGCCACTCCAAGGCGCCGAATATGGGCCCGAAGGACTTCCTGTGCCGTTCTGAATTTCATTACAACAACTGTATCCTTTGTGCATTCCAGCGTTTATACCTCTGAAACACATATCTCCACCGTAAGTTGCTTCGTTACAGTTATGTGATACCCAACCATTATTGTAGTTGCCTCTATCACACTGCAATCCACCAATATGGCAGTTATAACAAGAGGACTGAACATCCCAAGATGTTGAACCACCGTGACCGCCTTGGGCACAGAAATTCGATAATCCAGGTCCGTTTACATAAGATGCACAGCCGTGTCTACAGGCTCTATTACAAGTTGTGCAACAAGAACATTGTGAAGTACCGCCGGCACATAATGTATATGCTGATTCACTGCCCGGTGCTGAATTAAATTGTCCATTTTCAGAACATATAGTTTTTTCGTTATAGTTACCGCCTGCTCCGCCGTGCCCGATATCAAAATCGTGTCCAGCAGAACCACCTGGTCCGCCACCAGAAAGAATCTCAAATGTTATAAGTTGAGTTCCCGCTGGAACAGTCCAATGTAAGCAACAACCACCATTAGTCACTGACCAATGATTTGTGTTGAAAATAGTAAAGTGTTTTTGTGGTTCAGATGAAATGCCAGTGTCAATCAATGTTTGAATGTCTGTCAATCCAGTTGCTACTGCACTATTAATAACAGTCTCGTTCCCTGCTTGTGTCGTTGCAATCTCTGATTGTGTCTCATAAACGTGATTCGCCATCAACTCTAACGCTTGGTTAGTGTTCTTGGCCATTTGGTTCATCTTACCAAGTGTTAAAATATCCATTAGTTATTCTCCTCTTCGGCTAGTCTCGCCTTGTTTTCGGTATCTTCGGGAGAATCAGGATGAGGAATAGTGTGTGGTTCTGCACCATCAAATTTTGCTGGTAAGTCCCTTAATTCCTGTCGATATGCTTCCCAGGCATCTTTGAGTTCGCCGTCGGGTAGCAACTTCTTCATATCAGTATCTTCAAGAAGTTTGTTCCTTACATTGCGAACATTTTCCCAAGAGTTCCAATTTTCCATTAATACTAAGTCCCAAGAGTTAGTTTCAAAGTTCCACGAAGTCTTATTTTTATTCCAGACGTGGTCTGGCGGAAGATTGCCATCTGCACATCTCTCGTAATAAACAGTACCATCAGATAATTTACTTTGAACCTGAGGTAATTTATCATAAGAGCCCTTATCATCTCCTACAGTATGTGGGTCAGTCCAAATTGAGCAAATGTGGGCATCTTTAGTACAGTCGATTTTAATACGTACAGCATCTAGAGGAACTGGAAGTGCCTCAATTGCAGCCGTCATATCTTCGTCTGTGCCTTCGATATCACCATCATCAGCATAATTTGTTTTAATTGCGTGCCCTGTCCATTTGCCTTTGTCAGGTCCTTCTTTGTTGACATCCACCCAGATAGTGTCCGGCCCAAGATAAGACAACGTAGCAGTATTACCGGCCGCCATACTCTGGGATAGATACTTGTCCGGCACTGGATACGTCATTTCAATATTCAATTTAGCCATTTGTTTTCAATCTCCTAATTAACTTTTAATTATGCCTTATTTCCAATATGTAACTACTACTGCACCGCCGCCGCCTGCTTTACCGCAACAACAACCACCGTGAGTAACTGCTCCGTGTGAGCCAGTTCCTGGGCTGTGTGGTCCGCCACCGGTGTGCATATCGTTAGTACAACCACCGTGAGACTTAGCATCTCCGGGGCTGAGTGGGCCTGAAGGTCCAGGTGCTATGGAAAACATAGATGAAGCACAATGTTGAGATGATTTTCTCCAACCACTTCGTCCTGACTGACCATAATCAGCACCGTAAAGAGCCGCACAACCAAAACAAGTTTGGCAACAAGTGTAACAATTCCAGTTTTGACAATGATGTTCTCCTGTATTTCCACCTAATGCACAGAAATTCGATAAGCCCGGACCAGTTACATAACTTGTATGTCCTCTTTGACCGTGACTGCTTGCCCAACAACAACCTGTTCCAGCGGAACAGAGTTGATAAACGTCTGTACCATCTCCAACAAAATCACCATCTTCTTCGTTAAGATGTTTTACAGCATATGCGCCAGAGCCACCAGGTAGTGGGTTAACCATACAACAACAAGCCCCAAATCCGGAGCCTCCTCCGCCGTAAATTTCAAACTTGATTCCTTTTGTGTCAGCAGGCACTGTCCAAGCACATTGATGTCCGCCATAGTTTACACTTTCCATACCAGTTTCGCCATTATGGTGACTACAGCCGATATACAGTGCGTATTGAGGACCACTTCCTCCTCCACCGCCTGCGGCTTCTAGTGCCAGAATCCCAGCGGCAGTTTCTGCCTGTAGGGCTGACATATTGCCTTCTTGGAAATCGCAAACGTCTTTTAAGGCTTGGAAAGTCGAATTGGCTAGATATTCCAAGGTTTGGTCGACATCTTTTGCCATTTGGTTCATCTTACCAAGTGTTAAAATATCCATAGTTATTATTTCTCCCGTTCTTTAATATTCAATTCTATTTATAATACAGAATTTTTTTATATAAATTATTCTATTCACTATACATCCCAAACATCTTTAAGGGTTATGATTCCTCGCATATTTTCGAGGGAACCATCATAGCGACTAGACGTATATAGTAATGACGCAGGAGTACCCAATGTCCAAGACTGTGTTTTGAATGACCAAGAGTCGCTCAAAGTATGTCCGTTTGGATTCTCAAATTGAATCATAATACCATTTTTATAGTTAGTTCCTGCGGCATTATTAGCAGAGAAAGGAGAACCATTGGTATTTCCTTCTGGGCCATATAGTGCCAAATCAGTATTAACATTATTGATAGATGCGCCAGTGTAAACAACCGGCCCTGCAACCAATACAACAGGTGTTTTGTATGCTGTGCCTGGATTAGTCATCTCAATATCAGAGACATTACCAGCAACCCCTAGAGTAGCAGTGCCTTCAGCACCGTATCCAGTTGGTTCAGCGTGTTCATCGATAACCATAACTCTCGTCAAACCAGGGTCATAATCTTGCCAATCTTCGACAATCGTAACTGCTCCGATACCGTTGTTTAATCCAACTGTACCAACAAAGCCATTACCAACTGTCTTAGAGGTTGTGCCTAGTAAGCCACCACCATCTTGTACTATAAGTCGAGGTTCATCATAATTGCTACCTCTAGCACTAAAGTTTACTGCTTTAACTACATTGTTTAAATCTGCTTCTAAAGTTGCGCCTGCGCCTGTTCCTGCTGGGTCATTAATAACAAACTCGATATCGTTATATCCAGTTCCGCCAGCAATTACAGTCACTCCAGTCATTTCACCAATCGTAACTGGCATTGTCCAAGTTGACGAACCACCAACACAAGTTGCCTCATCGAGATACTGTGCATCCGCACAACTCCCCGGCACTGCTTCAGTCGTAAGTACTGGTCTCAAGATTGCTCCTGAACCAAAACTAGTTCCGATAATGTTAGCCATTGGTTCATCCCAAATTGGGAAGCCAGTGTTATCTATTGCTATAATTTGTGTGTCAGTTGAATAGCCTGTACCAGATGCAGTCACACTAACTACCGCAATGTTGCGGTCTGTAACTATATCAGCATAAGCGCCTTCACCAGGTCCAGATACATCAAGAATTCTTACACTATCGCCAGAAACATAACCTTGTCCAGGTCTATCTACAGCAATGTTAAGAACAGTACCTGCAGGGTCTACAGTAGCAAGTCCTCTTACTCCGCCACCGGTATCAGTAATCATATCTACATAGACAGAATTATCTCGTACCCAAAGTGTAGCAGTAGTACCTACGTTGTTATCATCATAGATATTGTACTTATCTGTAATTTCAGTTTCTTTAGTAATAACATAAGTGAATGTTGCGTTCTGAGGAATATCTCCTGAGTCGAACATCCCATCTATATGCGTAACAGTGTGAGGCTGAATATCAAGATTTTGAAATGTAACAGTGTCTCCAACATTAGCAGAAACCGTTGATGGGCTAAATGCGTTATTCTGAATTATAACTGCTACTGTTTTAGCAGTAGTATCAGTATATCCTGTACCAGCATTTGATACAGAGAATCCCGCTATTCCACCGTCAACTAGTTCCATTGACACTGCGCCAACTACGCCTGGAGACCCGCCAGAAATTGCGACAGTATCTGCCACAACATAATCGGCTCCGCCATTTGTAATTGTTACATAGTCAAGTACACCCGCTTCAGTCAAGTAAACATCTCCGTCACCGAGTCCGCCAGTTGAAGTTGTGAATGCAAGTGTAATTGTCGGATTGACATTATGAGTTGCAACACCTATTGGATGATTGTGAGCACCTGAAGTAGAAACAAACTCGAATGAGTTGTTAAAAGTATTCCAACCAACTATTTGGTCGTGCGTGTGTCCAGCATCTACAGTAGTAGAAGTTATTTGTCCACCAGCCTTAATAGTATTAACTTCAGTTTGTGTTAATTGAATTGTATGCGTATGGCCTGTTCCACCATCTTCTACCATAACTTCCCAATATCCAGTATAACCAGAACCAGGTGATTGGACTGTAACAGTATCAACCATTCCGTTTTTAAGAGTGTGAGTCGCTATTGCCTTCGTTTCAGAAGAACCAGCAACATCTACAGCACCTAAGTCGAATGCTCGTGCTTTTGCGTTAGTAGAAAACTTGGTTCCACCAGAGGTAATTGTTACATCTGAAACACCATCATCATAGATAGCGTTAAGTATAGCACCAGTTCCTTGCTTGCCATTTGCATCAATTGTGTATGCGTAAGAATCAATGAAACCTGAGTCATCATTGATATAAACTTTGTAAATCAGTCCGTCAGAAAGAGAACCGACATAAGATTCGCCTGCAATATTGTATTCATAAGAACGTGAGAAGTCATCAAGAAGTGCGACAATAGAGTCAACATATTCTTCGCATTTAGTTGGTGTATCGTAGTCTCCGCCAGATGAATCTATATCACTTGCATTGAAAGAAGCAGGTACGCCCCATCCAGTTACTGCGGATGACATATCGTGACAATAACTTGAATTAGGTTTAAATAAAACCGTATCGTAATCTTCTGCATATTGTCCAGTAACACCACCATTATAAAGTGTAGTGCCGTCTAATTCTGTGACCTTAATATAATCACCTGCATCAATTCCACCAAACATAAGAGCGGCATCAACACCACGTCTTAGTATAAGTTCTGGATTGTCTACATCTGGAACTGAAGTATTATTCAAAATTGTTAATTCAACTGCTGGGTCACCGTTTGCTTCGTGACCGCTGACTCTGAATGAGTGTACACCGCCACCTGAAGTATTCTTAAAGGCATCATATGCTTTAATTTTTGCCACTGAAGTTGAACCAGTAGACTCTTCGTTTTCTAATTTCAAATGCTGAACGAAAGGACGAGGTTCACCTGCAATTTGCATTGTCTCACCAAAAGACATAATCGCTCCAGTATTTGGATGATAATTAATGTGATGAGTAGTGTTAGTGCCTTCTTCAGCGAAAGTAATATTACCTTCTGCATTGTATAGATAATCAGTAAACGCAATCTCCCGAGTCATTGTGACATCGGCGAGTAATTCGTTTGTTGCGTGAATAGAATAGCCTGAGTTGGCAGCGCCAGAAGTATACTGGGCAAGATTTGCCAGCATATCTGCTAGGGCTTGGGCGATAATAGCATCTTGTGTCACAACGTGAAGCGTATAATCACCCTGCAATTGAGTCATCGTACCCGTTACGTTGCTCTCAAGAGTATTAGCGTGATTAGACAGGACGTTTCCTGCATCGTTTGCCCAAGGTACGAATGTAGTATTAACGAAACCTTGAACTTCATCGTTCATATAGGTTTCTACAGCATTCATTGCCGTATTAGTACGGACAACCACCTCGTTTTTGAAGGTATTCTGTTGATTTTCTAAAGGAGCGGAAATATTGTCATTGAGCCAGGTCTTCATTGAAGTCGCCATAGCGTTCAATTTAGTCGGTATCATTACCGCCGGCGTATTTGTATATATTTCTACCTCTTCGGTAAACGCCGAAACATCGATACTATCAAATGTAATATCTGGTATGTCATTGAACGGGTCAACCGCAGTAGTTATGCTTGATAGTGTTACGGACATTGTATTTTATCTCCAAAAATTGTATTCTCTTGATATATTTATAATAAAACTATTTATAATCATATCGGTTTTTTATGGAATCGTTACAGAACTAACTTCTCTGAACGAGGTCCCATCTAAATTAGTGACTATTACGTCATATGTACCACTTGCCTGCCCAGTAGCATCAAAAGAGATGTTATTGGCATCAGTGAATATAGTAGCATAAGAGCCTGCCGTTACTCCTGGTACAGCCGTTTCTTCTAGAGTTATTGCTGTATCACTAGTTATAAAGTTGGCTCCAGTTATGGTAAATATTGAAGAGCCTGCATCTGTAACCGTTATAATTCTCAAGTGGTCGGTCACTATAAAGTCGGTGGCAAGTGTTGCTGTGTCACCGTCAGTATTAGTAATAACTAGTGCTTGTGCTCCAAGTGGAGTACTGTCAACTAGTGTAAAGTTAACCTGTGTGGGCAGATTCAGTGCGCCAGTTACTTGAACAACTCCGCCTACTGTTATGACCCATAGTGGGTCAATACCATCACCATTTAAGATTATTGTATTTCCTGGTATCGCACTTACAACAGTTGGGTCCCAAACTCCTCTGTCTGCTTCACAAAGAATTTGCGTAAGTTGAATATTATCTGAACAATATTCAAAAACTTCATCAGTCCAAGTTCCTCTTGGTGTAGTACAGCCTGCTTCAGTAGTATATGCTACGTCTGTACAAGTTGCTGGTGTCCAAGTATTCCCACCTGGTGTCCAAGTTTCGCCTTGTCCTAAACAACCCGATTGACTATTGTTATACGATGGGTCAGAACAAGTACCAACTCCCAAACATTCGGCTTCAGTATTGTATGCAATTTCAGAACAAATTCCCG